GATATGTTAGTTAAAGATCCTAGTTTAATGAAACTGGGTGGCGAAAGAAAAGAAATGAGTTTTATGTTTGCTGACATAGTCGGATTTACACCTATATCAGAAAAGTATATGAAAGAAGATGATCCAGAAGGATTAGTAGAACTCATAAACAGTTTCTTAGATAAAATGACCAAGATAGTTTTAAAGAATGGCGGCACAATAGACAAGTTCATGGGAGACTGTATAATGGCATTTTGGAATGCACCATTACCATGTGAGAACCATGCAGAAATGGCTGTTAAAACAGCAATAGAAATCGAACTGCTTGGTGATGAACTAGAAAAGGAAATGGAAGAACGCGGATTACCAAGAGTAAAATTTGGTACAGGTGTAAACACAGGTACATGTATTGTTGGTAATATGGGTGCTGAAACTAGACTAGATTATAGTGTTGTAGGCGATGCTGTAAACTTAGGTGCTAGATTAGAAGCACAAACACGTCAAGAAGACGTACCAATTATTGTTTCTGAATTTACTTATATGGAATGTCCTAATATATCATTTTCACAATTAGGTGAAGTTACTGTAAAAGGTAAAGAAGAACCTGTAAAAATATTCACACCATTGTTTGATGGTAAGCAACGTAAACTGTACAAATAATTATTCGTCGGGCGACCAATGTTCCATAGAACGAAAAACACTTCTTGCAGTGACTAGATCTTTTTTAAGTTCCAACAAGTAGAAAAATTCAAATGGCTTTTCACCAATTTTTTCTAATGGGTAATGATATGTTGATGTAATTTTATCAATTGCACGAATGTCTTTTGTAACACAATTAATAATAGAGTTACGCCATTCGGCATCCATAAACAAATTTAAAACAAAAATATGTACTTTGCTCTCTGGATTATAACTGTTCATTATATTTAATAGTTCATAATATAATGCTCGAATAGGATTTAAGTTTTCTCTATACTTAGAACTTACAATAGGAAAACGCCACTTGTCTTCCTTAGTACATTGATGCTTGTAAAAATATGCATACTCTTCCATAAAAGATTCATAAATGTTTTCTTGGCTTTTACGCAATCTACTTGCAAGAATGCGTCTAATTTTGTTTAATAATTTAAGATGATACTCGGATAGTTCCCCTTTGTACATACCATGCAAGTCGTCAGGGTTCATTCTGCCGTCTATAAACTCGGCTGGAATCTCGTTGGACTTTGCAAATTTAATAAGTAAATTTTCCAGTCTAATCTTTTTAAAATCTATTACGTCTGACATTTATGTAAATCTAATATGGTTTTAAGTTTTTCGTTACCCTTGTTATAACTTAGTGTTGCTCTAGCACCTTCGTGTAATGGCTTAGGCCATGTACCGATATTTACCCAAGCATAACCACAACTTTCACCGTTTAGATTAGGCATAAATTCTTTTTCTATGACTGCAACAAAACTGTAATACATAAAATTTTTATCCTTGCTTTGATAAACATCTATAGGATTTAGTTTATTAATATCAGGTACTAATCCTAACTCTTCGTCTAACTCTCTTGTTAATGCTTCATAAGGTGACTCGCCTTTTTCAACAAGTCCTCCCCAGAATCCCCAAGTGTGTTTATGTCGTTTGTCGCTGTTTCTGAATTGTAAAAGTACACGTTCGGTATCAAGTGCTAGGAAAACTGTTCCTACACCTACTACGCCTTTAAAAGGTTCTACAGGACTAGTGTCCAGTATCCCGGATTGTATTCCCCTTCGTAAATGCTCAGCCATTGTGTTCCCGTCCATTTATATACTTTGTTTGTATTTAAGTTCTTTGTAACTGCTGTACTGTCAGAGTTGGCACTTGCATCGTACGATACATTCCATTTGGTGCCGTCAAATTCAATAATATCATTTGCTGACGCATCTACGTTCCACTCCGGATATCCTGATTTAGAAAGATCTTCTGTAATTAAGTATCTTTGTCCTATTGCTAAGTCGGATAACGTACCATCTCCTGGTATGTTACTATGTGGATTGATGATTTTTTCTATATTGCCTATTGTTGAAGCAGGCAATGTGTCTGTGTCTAAGTTAAAAATTAATTGCGAATCATCTGTAGGATGTTTTGCAATAGTTCCAGCAATGTCTTGTGAATCATCTTCTAAGTCATTTATTATTTTTAACTTTAATATACTGGTATTGTCTTTTAATTCTTTATCATACATTGCTAATAAATCAGTCCAACTCTGCGTACTAACTCCACCTGAGTCATATAATGTTGCAGAATTGCCTAAAATACTTAACCTGTAATTACCTGGCGAAACAATTAGTCTAGATTGTATATCAAAACTTCTAAAGAAATCTGCTATATCTTCATCATAGCCGATCTCACTTAATGCTTGTCCGCCAAAGTCAGTGATTATATTGCTGTGAATTTCATGTATAATACTTTGTCTTTTAACTTTTGCAGGTGGATTTATCCAAATAGGTAATGTAAATGTTAATGTTGTAACATCTATTTGCTCGTCTACGCCTGCAGGAATACTTCTATTTGTAAACTGTATATCAGATAATTCAACTTCTACAATTTGTGTCCAATCAAACGGATTAGAATTTTGTTGTAATTGTATAGTTGGGTTAAACAACACTAATATTTGTTCCATTAATTGTAATTTAGTATCAGTGTTAGGAGTCCATATATCAACTTGCATTGTTAAGTTGTAAGGTACTGGCATATACCTGTTAATAGTATATTGGTTTCCTTGTGTACTTTCATAACTTTGTGTATCATTGTTAAACTTTCTTTCAGTTATACTTTTTGTATCTGTAAAGAAAGGATCTTGAGTTCTATCTCTTGCGATCTGTAAACTTTGAATACTTACACCTATAAATGGTGTGCTGTTGATTACGTTCTCTGAATTTTGTCTTAGTATATGCGAAACCATTCTACTAGGATCAGCATATCTTATAGGAACAGTATTGTATTTTTCGTCTTCGCCGTCCCTACTACCTTCTTTGACCTTGAATGCATGAAATATTCTAATAAATTGTAGAATATATCTTCTTATTTGTTCATCATACCAGTACTGCATAGTTAATTATCCGTCTTAGGTTTAACAACTTTACTTAGGTTTGTTCTTTCATCAGTTACAGTACCATCTGTGTTTGTTGTTTGTGTAGTGTTATTTATAAATCCATCTAGGATTCTATTGGCACTAGAGAACACTCGTTTTGTATCATCTGCTATTTTCACCCAACGATTACCTGACTTTTTAAATATCCTGCTAGGATTAAAATCAGTTCTTAAAAAATAATCACCATCTGAGGATGCTAATGGAAATGTAATACCACTTCCTAAAAGTTGTGCACCATTAGGAGCACCTTCAATTGTTCCAATAAATGGTTTGCCTTTGGCATTTTCATCTACAAATAAATGAGCACCAGCGGCGTAGTATGGATCATGTGGTACATTATTTTCTGCTTGTTGAACAATAGCATCAGAAATGTCAATTTCGTCTTTGTAAGTACTAATAACATTTCGTAAATCGTCCTCTTCGTCTCCATACCCAATAATATCTCTGTATTCTTGACTGTCGCTTATTGGTCCTAATTTGCATCTCCACATATGAGGCCACCAATTTGGATCAAATCCTTCTGAAGGCCTACTTGCGTCTGTAATTACATAAAATCTGTTTATAGCATCTTTACGTTCATCTAATAATAAGTCGTCTCTAAGATGAGGTAACTCTAAAACGTCACCTGCCATAAGTTTTCTGCCTATAGTTGATACCATGGTATCAATATGAAAGTTTATAAACAACGTGTCGTTTTGTAAAAACATACCAAATTGTGTCAAATCAAAGTCTGAATCACTAACTGTATATGTTCCTCTTAGTTCATAAATGTTATCATCGTACTTTCTGTCTCTATTTTCTAAAAATAGCACGTCTTGTATAAATGTTTCTCCGGTTTTTTGATTACCTTCTGAATCATACTGGTTATCTTGTTGCGGTAAAGTAAAATCTTTTGTGTCACCTTGATCGTGTACACCAAGATATTTGTGTACATTAACACCAGTTCCACCAACATAAATGTTTTCCGCAACTATTCCGTCGACAAATTTATAGTCGTTTTTCTTTACTGGGTTCCATAAACTTAATTTAGGCATAACACTATTTATCAGATTGACAACGGATAAAAATTTTGCTATTATATAAAAATGGAAATTATAGATTACGCAATATTTGGTTTTTGTATTTTAGGTGTAGGTTACACTTCATACAATATAGGTTTAAAAGAAGGTATAAAATTAGGTGCAGGCCTGATGTGGGAGCAGTTATGGCACATGGGCAAATCCAGAGGCAAAAATCCGCTTGTAAGATACACAAGAATGGAAAAAGACGACCCAGGTCGAATATAAAAATATCTATTTGACCCTGTTTTTGCCAAAAAAATTATATATAGTTTTTAAAATGAGTAATTACTGGTATGGCTAGAAAGAAACAACGTTCAGTTTATGTAACCAAAGAACCGGAATGGAAAACCTTAAAGTTAATTACTGAAGTCGAAGAACAAGAAGCAACATTTAGAAGTTGTGAATATTTTGTTAGGACTGAAATCAGTAAAACAAAAGGTATGCCAGTTGTAAAAGATTGGATAAAGAACCATTCAGGTTGGGAAAAAGAAGACATCAAGTTTATACTTGCTAATCCTGATTGGGCATTAAGTTCATCTATTACTCCAATTTACACATGGTACAAATTAACATACATGCCTGCAAAGGTCAGAGAACATTTAGAAAGACGCAGGGAAGAGTGGATTGACAGAGGCAAACCTCTATACAAAGAAAAGAAAGAAGCGGCCAAAGAGAAAAAACTAAAACCTGTAATCAGCATACAAGACAGAATGAAAGATCAAATTGCTGATTTATGTGCCGAGTTTGAGTATTTTATAGATCTACTTATTGATGGCAAAAAAACTGTCAAGCAATTTGACCCTTACAAGATGTTGATAGCATATCAGCCTGAAATTAAAGGCCCACATGCAAAATTAATAAAAGAAGACTTTGAAAAGCAGTTT